TGGGCATGGCAGGTACTCCTTGTCCGTTCTTAGGTGAGATAGGTACAGCAGCGGCTGTTAAGTGGGAGGCAAACCCACAACTTATACCAGAACCTACTGTATTGGAAACCAAAGAAGATGTTAAGAAGAACAGAAACAAGATTACTTTTGGTACTATGGGTCTTAGCATGTTGTTATTCCTTCTCTAAAGTAGCATATGCTACTGGTGAAGAAGTAAAGCTAACTAGTCCTAACCACACTACTGTACATGACGATCATTATGCAGAAGTACCACTACAGTTTGTGTTTCCTTTTTACGGTGAGGAGTTTGAAACCTCCTATATGTTTACGAATGGTGTAGTTGGTTTTCGTAATCCAACAGATAGTCAGGTAGAAAGCCATTGGTGTTGTAATGGTCTTGATTTAGATCAGATGGCTGATAATAACCAAGATATTAGTAGATATGGGTACGCTATAGCCCCATTATGGACAGACTTAATAGATTTAGGTGCAAAAAATAGTGGTTTGTTTCAAGAAGGTAATGCTTCACAACAGACTTACAGGTGGAGAAACCTAGCAGAGTTCTATAATGCTACTACGTTAAACTCTTTTGAACTACAGATTAAACCTGATGGTTCGTACACAGTAGACTATACTGCTGTAGATATACAAAACCATGCAATAGCTATAGGAGAAGCAGGTAATTTAAGTACTGGTGTGTATCAAGGTATTCAGAATTACTATTATCCTTCTGGATACACAGGAATACCAGAATCGTATGGCAATGAACAAAATAGTATTAATGTTCTTAATACTCTTTGTGCCGCTAACGCTCTATATGACCCTCAGTGTTCAGGATACTCAGAAGCGTATGCACAACAACTCTTTGAACAGGAGTGTATGTATAACCCTCAGTATGACCCCACCTGTAATGGGTATGTGGATATGGAGGAACAAGAAGTAGTACAGCTTACAGAGCTTGTAGATGATGGTAGTAGTGCTGGGTCTATTGAAGAAGCAATAGAGCAACCTAACATAGTTACTGACTTTGCTAATACAAGTGGTTACGAAATAGAGGGTATGCCAAGTGCCTCTGCCCCACTTTTTGAAATGCCTATAGTGTTTGAGCCAGAAGTGTTTGAACAAGAATTACCAGAAGTTGCTAATGAGATGCAACAGATGGAACAAGAATTAGAAATGGAGATGGCAGCAGTTGAACCAGAGCCACAGACAGAGCAAGAGCCACAGCCTATTGAATTGGAACAGGATCAAGAACCTCAACCTGAGATGGCAGAAGAACCTGTTGAAGAGATTATCTCGCAGGAGGAAGAAGAAGTAGCAGTTGAAGAAGAGCTTGAACCTATAGAGGATAGTGAGGTTGAAACGGAAGTTGCTACGAAACAAAAAGATATTAAAACAAAGACAACAGTTAAGTTATTACCTATTAAAAAAGAACAGCTTACAAAAAACCAAAAACTTAAAGTCTTAGTAGCAAAGAAAGCTAATGCTTTAACTAAAAAGATAGAAAGTGCAGTGACTTTAGAACAACAGATACTTGTACAACAGCAGTTGTTATCTCTTATTTCGTTTGTTCCTAACTTTAACTACGCTGACAGCAAGATGGAAGATAGGGCTAGTTTTTATCCACCCAATGCACTAGCTGACAGTTCTTTCTCTAGGTGGTTTAGAACAGATCCTAACTTTGAAGTATTAGAAGATTCACAATATCCACAAAGGGATACACAATGGCAGAGATAGAGTACGCAGGGATTAAAGTAGGTGGTAGTAAACTTCTTTTAATCGTACCTTTGGTTGGTAGTATTGTAGGTGGCTTGTGGGCTGGGTTTGAGTTCTACAAAGATTACACTGTGATGAAAGAAAAGATACAGACCTTTACTGCACCAGACCTAAGTGGTATTAAACAAAAGGTAGCAGTGTTTCAGGCAGAAAACCTTACTATCCGCACGACAATGGATCAACAAGTTAAGATTATTGAGAAGTTATCAGAGGATATGTACAAAATAGAAGAGAGGATTAACAAAAAGGTTACTAAAGCCTTAGACAATCCTTTGGCATATTAATGACTGACTTAGCTATAAGCCTACTAGATTGGCAACAACAGGTCTGGGATAGTAAAGCAAGGTTTAAAGTAGTAGCTGCTGGTAGACGTACAGGTAAGTCTAGGTTAGCTGCATACTTATTAATTGTTAATGGCTTACAAGCCAAGCAAGGACAAGTTTTTTATGTTGCACCTACACAGGGGCAAGCAAGAGATATTATGTGGCAAACATTACTAGAGGTAGGACACCCAGTAATTAAAGGAAGTCACATTAACAACTTACAAATAACCCTTATCAACGGAACTATTATTTCGTTAAAGGGTGCAGACAGACCAGAAACTATGCGTGGTGTGTCTTTAAAATATTTGGTTATGGACGAGTATGCTGACATGAAACCAGAAGTTTGGGAGCAGATACTTAGACCAGCCTTAACAGATCAAAAGGGTTCTGCACTGTTTATTGGTACACCAATGGGTAGAAACCATTTTTATGATTTATATAAACTAGCAGAACTTGAGGAACACGACACTTATGAATCTTGGCACTTTACCTCCTACGATAATAATTTATTGGACAAAGATGAAATTGATATGGCAAAAAAATCAATGTCTTCTTTTGCGTTTAGGCAAGAGTATATGGCTTCTTTTGAGGCTCAAGGGTCTGATATATTTAAAGAAGAATGGATTAAAATGTCTGATGATGAACCCGATCAAGGCGATTACTATATTGCCATTGATATGGCAGGGTTTGAAGAAACAGGTAGAAAAAAGAAAACAAGGTTAGATAACACAGCTATCTCTGTTGTTAAAGTAAATGAAGATGGTTGGTGGGTTAAAGAAATTATTTATGGTAGGTGGACATTTGAAGAAACTGCTGAAGCCATATTTGATGCAGTAGCAGAGTATGAACCAGTAGCAGTAGGTATAGAAAAAGGTATATCTAAACAGGCAATTATGTCACCACTAACAGATATGATGAAACAAAGAGGTAAGTTTTTTAATGTACAAGAACTTTCTCATGGTAACAAAAGAAAGATTGACAGAATAGTAGCAGCACTTCAAGGAAGATTTGAACATGGTGCTATTAAACTTAATGAAGGAGATTGGAATGTTGAGTTTCTTGACGAGTTGTTTCAGTTTCCTAACCCCCAGGTACATGATGATTTGATTGATTCATTAGCCTACATAGACCAGCTTGCCAAAGTAGCGTATTACTACGACTTTGAGGAAGATAACTTTGAAATGCTAGACGCAGTAGCAGGATACTAAATATGAAAGAAGATTACGAAGATTCTACAGTAGAAAGTTGGGTAATGAACAAGTGTGAGCAATGGCGAGATCATTACGAAACAAATTACTCAGAACGATTTGATGAATACTATCGTACATGGAGGGGTATATGGGATAAGAATGACTCTATGCGTGATTCAGAACGCTCTAGGCTTATTGCTCCTGCTACTCAACAAGCGGTTGAATCTTCTGTAGCTGAAATTGAAGAAGCTACGTTTGGTCGTGGAGCTTTTTTTGATATTAAAGATGATCTTCAAGATCCTAATCCTGGTGATGTAGAATTACTTAAAACACAACTAACAGAAGATATGCACTTTAGTAAGGCTAGAAGCTCTATAGGAGAGTGTTTAATTAATTCTGCTGTGTTTGGTACTGGTATAGGAGAACTTGTCTTAGATGAGATTGTAGAGCTTACAGCAGCTACTCAGCCAGCACTTGAAGGACAGGTTACAGCAGTTGGTGTAAACAAACGTGATAGAATGATTGTTAGACTAGACCCAATTATGCCACAAAACTTTTTAATTGATCCACTAGCAACTAACATTGAAGATGCTGTTGGTGTAGCTATTGATAAAATGGTTCCACACCACCAAGTACAGCAAGGTATTGATGCTGGTATTTATCGTGATGTTGAAATAGGTTCAGCACCTTCAGAAACAGAAATAGAAGATGCTAGTAAAGTTGTGTACTCTTACAATGATGACATGGTTCGTTTAACTAAGTATTACGGCTTAGTACCTACTGACTTATTAAAAAATGCAGAGCTTGATGAAAATGAAGAAATGCAAGATATGGTTGAGCTTGATGAAGAGGCTGGTACTTATACAGAAGTTATCATGGTTATTGCTAACGAGTCTGAAATATTAAAGATTGAAAAAAACCCTTACATGAAACAAGATAGACCTGTTATTGCTTTTTCTTGGGATAAAGTACCTTTTAAATTTTGGGGTCGTGGTATTTGTGAGAAAGGTTACAACTCACAGAAAGCATTAGATGCAGAGCTTAGAGCCAGAATTGATGCACTTGCCTTAACTGTACACCCAATGTTAGCAGTAGATGCTAGTCGTATGCCAAGAGGTGCTAAACTAGATATTAGACCTGGTAAAACTATCCTTACTAATGGTAATCCAGCAGAAGTTTTACAACCATTTAAGTTTGGTGCTATTGACCAAGTAACATTTGCACAGGCAGCACAACTACAACAAATGGTACAACAGTCTACTGGTGCTATAGATAATAGTGGTGTACCAGCAGGTCTTAATGGAGAAGGTACAGCAGCAGGTATTTCTATGGGCTTGGGTGCTGTGATTAAAAGACACAAGCGTACTTTAGTAAACTTCCAAGAAAACTTCTTAATACCATTTATTGAGAAAGCTGCTTGTAGATATATGCAGTTTACTCCTGAGTTGTATCCAGTTAAAGACTACAAGTTTATAGCTACAAGCTCATTAGGTGTTGTTGCAAGAGAGTATGAAGTTACTCAGTTAGTACAGTTGTTGCAAACCATGTCACCTGAGTCACCTGCTTATCCACTGTTGATTGAGTCTATTGTTAGCAACATGAGCTTAACTAACAGAGAACAGATTATACAAGTTCTTAGACAAGCTAATCAACCAACACCAGAACAAGAACAAGAAACTAAGGTTAGAAAACAAATAGAACTAGAATCTGCTATGGCTTTGTTATCTAAATCTAAAGCAGAAACAGCAGAAATTGTATCTCGTATAGAACAAAATGGTGTTGAAACACAGTTACTTCCTATTGAAGAAGAAACAAAAAGGATTGCTGCTTTAGCTTCTGCTGCTCCTAAAGATAAAACTGAGTTTGATAAATTAGTTGAGTATGCAAAACTAGAGTTTAAAAGAAAAGAACTAGACACAAAAGAAGATATTGTTAAATTACAAATGTCTAAAAATAATGCTTGACAAATCTAAAAAAATAGTGCTTGACTTTTTAAATAAAAAATGTTATAATCAACCAAAAGGAGTTCTCCAAATTGGATAAAGAATTACAAGATTATTACGACAACTACTTTTCTCTTTTTCAACACCCTGGCTGGCAACAGCTAATGGAAGATTTAGAAGATACAACAGAATCATTTGATGTGTTAAACCTTAAAGATGCTAAAGAACTACACTATGCACAAGGTCAATTAAACATACTTAACACACTATTAAATTGGAAAGATTCTATGTCTAATGCTTATGAAAATATTGAGCAAGAAGAATCCTACCAACCAACTAATTTGCAGTAAAGGAAAAAATCATGTACAGACTATATGAATTTTCTTGTGTAAATCAACACACCACTGAAGAGCTTATCAACCCTGATGTTAAGGAAATAAGTTGTTCTGTTTGTGGTGAACTAAGTAAGCGGTTAATCTCTCCTAGTCGTTTTAAGTTCAACATTCATAATGATCGTTGGGCTAAGCAACATGAGAAAGCCGCCCAGTTAAACTAATTCCATAATACCTTACAGGTACGGAGATCATTAAATGGCTATAGTAGAAAACCCCCTTGATAACCAAGAAGTTAAACTAGAAGAAAACGAAGAACTTGTATCACTTTCTGAAGAAATGGAAAAACCTCCAGAGGAACCAGAACAGGAAGTTAACGAAACTGAAACAAAATCTAATGTACCAGATAAGTACAAAGATAAATCGCTGGAAGATATTGTTCGTATGCACCAAGAAGCTGAAAAGCTATTGGGCAAACAGAGTTCAGAAGTAGGCGACCTTCGTAAATCAGTTGACGAATTGCTCAAGGTAAAAATTACTGAAGATGCCAAAAATGTAAAAACAAAAGAAGAAGAACCCGAATTAGATTTTTATGATGATCCTAAAGGTTCTGTTAATAAAGCTGTAGAAAACAGTGACACAATAATTCAAATGAGGGAAATGATTGCTAATCAACAAAAGCAACAAATCCTAAAACAAATTAGTGATAAACACCCAGACTACGAAGGTATTATTAAAGATAATAATTTTTTAGATTGGATTGAAAAATCACAAGTTCGTACTGAATTATTACAACGTGCTGATAAATACGATTACAACGCTGCTGATGAACTTCTTTCTAATTGGAAAGAAATCAAAGGTATAGTTGAAAAGACTCAAAGTCTTGGAGAACAAGATCGTAAACTACAGGTTAAAGCAGCATCTACAGGTGGCAAAGGTTCAGCCGAACCAATGTCAAGAAAAATCTATAAGCGTTCTGAGATAGTTAATTTAATGATTAACGACCCCCAGAAGTACCAGGCTAATGTTGATGTATTTGACAAGGCTTATGCTGAAGGGAGGGTAAAATAAATAAACTAAAAGGAATAGTAAAATGGGATTAGGTACTAACCAAGTAACTGTATCAACAGCAGCTACTTTCATACCAGAGATTTGGTCTGATGAGATTGTTGCTGGATACAAGAAAAACTTAGTTCTCGCGAACTTAGTAAATAAAATGAGCCATGTTGGGAAAAAGGGAGATACAATTCATATCCCTAAACCTACTCGTGGTGCAGCCACTGCTAAAGCAGCTAACACAGAGGTAACTCTGATTGCAGCTACTGAAGCTGATGTGCAAGTTTCTATTAACAAGCACTTTGAATATTCACGCTTGATTGAGGATATTGTTGATGTACAAGCACAGCCTTCACTTCGTAAGTTTTATACCGAAGATGCTGGTTACGCTTTGGCAACACAATTAGACTCTGATTTAGGCTTGTTGTCTAAAACTTTTGGAGATGATAATGGGTCGGGTTCTGACTTTGTTCACTCTAATAGTTTTTACATTGATGCTGCTAATGGTATAGCTGCTTATGCAGTTGATACTGTAGCTGTAACTGACTTGTTTACTGATTTAGCTTTCAGAGAATTAGTACAACAACTTGATGACAATGATGTTCCTATGGACGGAAGATATTTAGTTATCCCACCAAGTGTTCGTACTACTATCATGGGAATTGATCGTTATCAATCTTCTGATTTTGTAGACAACAAAGGTGTTGTTAATGGTCAGATCGGTAGCCTTTATGGTGTTGACATTTATGTGTCTAATAACCTACCTGTAGTTGAAGCTGCAAGTGCTAACTCAGCATCTGCTGTTGATACTGTTGGTATGATTATGGCTCAACGTGATGCAATGGTATTGGTAGAGCAGATCGGTGTTCGTACTCAGACTCAATATAAGCAAGAGTTCTTGGGTGATTTGATGACTGCTGACACTCTATATGGTGTTAAAACAGTTAGACCTGAAAGTGGTCTAGTTATCTCTGTACCTAAAAACTAGGTAGAGTTGGGATAAATCGGTAGCCCCTTCGGGGGCTGCTTTTTTAATATCAAATAGAGAATACAAGATGGCAATATTTCGTGGTGATGGTGGTGCAGGTGATGCAAATAATGATGTAACAGTTTCTACTGTAACACAGAAAGCTAGTGACGCGGCTAGTTCAGCAACAGCATCAGCAGCTAGTGCATCTACCGCTAGTACCAAAGCAGGTGAAGCTAGTACGTCAGCTTCTACAGCATCTACAAAAGCAAGTGAGGCTTCTACTTCAGCATCTAATGCA